TCGATAGATCCGTGTGCTGACACCAGTGGTCCCCGCCAATGCGGTGACGATGTTGCTGATGATGGATTCGCGGCGGGTCGTCATGCGGTGGCTCCAAGATCATCGATGGTGAGTGGGCTCATGTTGACCCAAGCAGAGCCGGTGTAACCCTCAAAACAGCCGCGTGTGGTGTTGTAACGGATCATGCCCTGCACCGCTGTTGGACGCTGGGCAGTAGTGCCAACGGGCACTTGGATCGTGCCGGTGCTGTTGAAGGTCGTGTTGCCCGTGAATGTCGGACCAGCCGAAAGCACGGTGCTGCCGGAGCCGGTGCTGCTGGTGACACCCGTGCCGCCGTTAGCAACTGCTAGCGTGCCGGCCAAAGTGATCGCGCCGCTCGTTGCAGAGGAAGGCGTCAGGCCAGTGGTGCCACCTGAAAAACTCCAAACGGCTGCACCGCCCACCTGCACCACCGAAGCGGTGCCGCTGTTCATGCAGCCGTAGAGCTTGCCGTCGTAGGTGTTGAATGCCAGCTCACCCACGGACATTTGACCCGTGGTGGGGACTTTGGCGGGTGTGGCTGAACGCTTGAGAAGAACGGTGTTTGCCATTTGGCGGTCCTGTGATGGCTATGTAGCCGGACGTGACGAAGGCTTAGAAGGTGCCGCCGTCGATGGTTGCGGAAGGGCTCAAGTAATCGGTGCCGTCAACAGCAGCGGTGAACGCGCTGGTGCCGTTGCCTTTCACCAAGCCAGTGAGTGTGGTTGCGCCCGTGCCGCCGTTGGCGACGGCAATCGTGGTGCCGTTCCAGACGCCAGTGGTGATGGTGCCCAGCGTGGTGATCGTGTTTTGGCCGACATAGCTGCTGCTGATGTCAACGCCAGCGCCGCTAACACTGATGCGGTTGGTGGTGCCGGTAACGGAGAACGAACCACCGGCAAGGCTCAGGCCGTTGCCTGCGGTGTAGGTGCCAGCACCAGAGAACTGGGTGAAGGTGATGGCGGTGGTGCCAAGCGTGCCGCCTTGATCGGATGTGGAAACCCAACCGGTGTCGGCCAGGGTGCTGCCTTGCTCAACAAATGTGAACGCGCCGGGCACCTCGGTCCACGCATCCATGTCGGTTGCGCGGCTCCAGGTAGAAGCTGCAACCACATAGATGCCGTTCTGGCTGGTCGTGGTTTGGTTTTTAACTAGGCAACGATCACCAGCAACCAGCGCAATGCCATCGATGGTCTGGGTGCCGCTCAGCGTGATGTTGGCGGTGGTGGCGGCCTTCACCGAGCCCTTAACGTCGAGCCCCTGTGCGGTGGCATCCACGTAGTTTTTGGTGGCCGCATCCTGGGCGTTGACCGGATCAGCAACGTTGATGATCTTGTAGCCGCCATGCGAAACGTCGGCACCTGCGGCCGCTAATTGATCCAGGCGGCTGGTGCGCACCTGGGTGTCAAAGTCGCTGATCTTCGAGGCAGTCAGCGTCGGGATGTCAGTGGCGCTGAGAGTGGTGCCGGAAGTGACACGGCCTTTGGCGTCGGTCGTGACCTTGGTGTAAGTCCCGGCGGTGCCGACTGAGGCCAGCGTCAGCGAGATGGAAGTGGTGCCGCTGCCGGAGGCATCACCCGAAACTGTGATGCTTTGGTTGCCCGTCAGGTAATTCTGGCCTTTGACGTAGGCGGTGGTGGCAACCTTGGTGCTGTTGTCGCTGGTGAGCTGTGTTGCAGCCGTGGCCGTAGCACCGGTCAGGTCAACCGAGCCAGTAAATGTTTTATTGCCGCTGATGGTCTGAGCAGTGCTCAGCGTGGCCATAGAGCCAGGACCACCAATCGCCAGGATTGTGGTTGCGCTGCCGCCCGTGCCGCCAGTTCCAACGCCGTAGTACAGCGTCGAATCAACTTCGTTGAACGCCAGTTCGGCGTTTGCCAGTGAGCTGGGGGCACCAGGCGAGCCACTTGCGCGGCGTTTGATGCGGACCGTGTTAGCCATTAAAAGTTGCCCCCGTCAGTCAACGACAGAAAGGTATTGAGTCCGTCGGCCTTAAATTTAGCGTCCGAAGCATTGAAATAGACAACGGCCTGATCAGCACGATTGGCCACGTCAACGTCGTGCAATGCCGCAAACGTCGTGATGCCAACCGATCCATCAACGTAGCTTTTGGTAGCCGCATCACTGGCCTGGGTTGGTGTGGGCAAACCCGTGGCTTTGCTGACCCCTTGAAAATCAAGGTCGGTGAGGACTTTCTTGCTCATCAGAACAACCTCGCAATACCGGCGGTGGCCACCGAAAACGTGACCACAGTCTGATTGATGGATGGGTTGGTGACAGCAGCTTCAACTTCGGCGCCAGTCGAATCGATCACCTCAACCGAAGGCTCATAGCCAAAGTTGTGATTGATGACCCAGGTCGTTGCTGGAGTGGGTTGCTCAAACACAAACACAAACGCACGCGGCTTGCCGCCAGGCGCAGTCACGTCGGGATCCAGCTTGCTCAGCGTGATTTCGCAGAAGGCGCCATCATCCAGCTTGCGCACTTCGCGCACTTGATAGCTGATGCCGTTGACCGTGATTCCGTCGCCGTAAAACAGCCCACCAAAATCAGCGGCTTTGCAGGTCAGTGTGTAATCGGTGCTGAGCACCATGCCGCCAGCCAATACCTGGCCGGGCATGTCCAGCACGCCAACACCAGAAATGGCGCCAGCAGTGACGCTGACGCCAAAATCATTCAGGAAAACCGATAGGTCTTCACTCAGCGCCATCGGCCTTCACCTTGCGGGCAGGCTTAGCGGCCTCCACAGGCTCAACTTGCACTGCCACAAGAGCAGCAGCGTCATCATCAAGGTCCAGCACAGTGCCAGGCGCATAGCCCTGCTCACCAACCCAGGCGTAAAAATTGTCGCGAACTTTGTACTTCATAAGAAAAAAAAGAGGGGAGGTTTCCCTCCCCCCACCTCCTATCAGGCGATGATGTCGGAGATCGCGGCGAAGGATTCCGCGTGACGGACTGCGATGTCGCAGGTTTGCATTGCGCGGATGTCCACGGAACCAGCGGTGTAGCCGGAGCCGTAGGGGTTCGGAAGAATTTCCAGAGCGCCCCACATGCCGATCACGAGCTGGCTGAAGTCACCGAAGATGAGAGCAGACAGGCCGGTGCCAGACCCTTTGGTCAGGTTGCTGGGAACCTGGTTGGAGCGCATCACGGGATAGCCGTTCACGCCACCAGGAGTGCCGTTGGTGGTAACACCATCAGCAGCGGTCCAGAGGTATTCGCCGTAGGCAGTCTTGAGTTTCTTCAGGGCTGCAACAACCTTGGCGTTGGTCAGGTAGTAAAGCGAGCCGTTCAGCGCGTTAGCGGTGTCCAGCTTGCCTTCCAGGCTGATCAGTTGATCAAGACCAGAGGTAGAACCAGAAGCGCCATCAATGAAGGCAGCGCCATTGGTGCCCATAGCCACAGAACCGATGCCGGACTGGTTCAGGATGCCTTTGGGCTGACCGCTGGAACCGGTGCCATAGATAGCAGCGGCATCAATGCCCAGAGCCATGACTTTGGCGAGATCGTTACGAACGATCATTTCAATGTCAGGAGTGGTCTGTTGCAAAGCCAGGCGGCTGTACTGCGAGCGAGCACCGATTTGTTTGGGGCTCAGGGTCACCTGGTCGAAGGTGGCTTCGCTTTCGGTGATTGCAGAAGCTTCAGTCACCCAGTAGGTGCTGGTGGCAGCGGTAGCGCGGGGGATGGCCACGTTGCCAACCAGGCCGGTCAGCACGGTGGGGTTCATTTGCATGATCAGCGCGTTGTTGCGCAGAACATCAATGAACGAACCAGCCAGAAGGTTGGTAGCAACCAAGTTGCCGCCTTGACCAGCGGTGCCCACGTTGTAGGCAGCCCGCATGTCCAGGTTGTGGGGCATGAAGAAACCGGAAGTGGATTTGCCGGTTTGACGTTCGATCTCAGCAGAGATTTCGCGCTCCAGGCCAGCATCTTTCCAGTTGCCGGAGATAGCAGCGTTGATGGCACGCACCACGCTGTAATCACGCTGTTCTTTGGCGTTCAGGTCAACGTTGCCAACCTTGTCAGCGATGGGTTCCTGCTTGGCACCCAGCTTCTCAAGGAAAGCGCCGCGAGCCTCATCAAGGCTCTTGCCACCTTCGATCAGTTGGCGAGCCATATCGGCTTGGCCAAACTTGTCGCCCAATTTGGTGATAGACGCGATGCGAGCACGTTCGGCGACAACCGCCTCCGAGCGCACCTCGTCAATGTTGACGGAAGTGTTTTCCATTTG